AACCGGATCTCTCCGTCAAAGGCCACCGCCTGCCCCGCGGCCAGCCCGTGCGGAGCGGAGAAGACCAGCGTCCTGTCTCCGCAACCCGCCCCGGCCACGCCGCCGGCAAACACCAACGCCTCGCCCCCCAAGGCAGCCTGAAACAGCGATCCATACCCCGGCTGCTCCGTCCCATCCGTCCAGCCGGTCATGTAGCTGCTCAACTCGAACGTTGTCTGCTTGCGAAGATTCGGCGCTAACCCCTGAAAGGTGCGCGTTCCCGTCTTGTCTTTGCGCTGCGGTTTATCGACGTCCTGCTTCAACGCCAGCTTCACGCCGGGAAACCGGTTGCTCGCGGTGATTGCAGGCACCGCTCCATAGGCGGTCTCGACGGCCGCGTAGAATCGGTTGTTGTTTGACGATATGTAACAGGCCATAAGATCCTTTCCTCACCCCATCAGCCGATGCTTACGTCCACTTCGAAGGCAACCTTCGCACTTTGGATGAAGTTCTTTCCGCCGTGCTTCATGCCGCCGAAAGTCACCTCGTAACCGCCCGTGTAGAAGATGCCGCCTCCCCAGTCCCCCCGGTGCGAGTCCAGCACATCCGTAACGGCTTCCGCGTGCAGCTCCAATTGCCGGCCGAGCTCTTCCAGGCGTTCGTGCGTCACGCGCACGTCCACCACCAGCCGAGCCTTGCCCGAAAACGTCCGGAACTTTTCCCGAAGCTGGTTCGTGAACTTCTCACAGAACACGTAGTAGATCGGGTACTTGACCCCCGCCGTGCGCTCGGCCAGTTCCGGCGCCACGTTTTGCGGCAAAATATGCTGTGGCGCGATCTCCCCGAGCTTCACGTTCTCTCGGCTGGAGATGGCCGCCAGGCTGTTGGAGAGTCCCGTCGGACCGTTTAGTATGGCCGTCAGCCGGCCTGAGCTTTTGTTAGCAACTTGAGCCATGGCTGTTACCCCCTCTGCAACACGCGGTCGATTCGCACGTAGGATGACGGCTGCTGGCCGTTGCCAGCCTTCCTCCCCGCGGCCAGGCCTGAAGGCGGCAGCCTCCAGGTTGCGCCGATTTCAATTGGTAGCTCGTTCTGCAGCCGGCTGTCCTCGATCGACAGGCCGGCGTATACGTTCCAGCCGCTCGCATTCGCTGGCGCCTCCGCGGCCTCCACCTCCGGCACCGTCCCCTGCGCTGCCGCGAGCACGGCCGGCTCGCTGGGACATCCTTCCTCACCCTTCGCGCTCACCCATGCCACACGGGTCCAGTACATCGCCGCCGCACCCTGCCCGCTGACGGCGCGCACCGTCGGCGCTGCCGACTTCGGCACCGCTTCCTCGATCAACCCCACCCCGGTTTCGAACAGGTTCCGGCTGGCCCAGTTGGCCATCCGTTGGTATTCCCGCCATTTGCCGAGGTAGCGATCGTTGAGGTGGCTGTTGTACGAATCCCGGTACGTGAGAGCCAGGCTCTGAAAAATGTGCCACAAGTGGAGAGGCTGGGTGACCACGACTCGCCCCAGTTGTTCGGGTTGCTCCCGAAAGAACCGCGCCGTCAGTTCGACCCCCAGTTCCTGATGTGCCAGGACCAGTTTCTGGGACAAGTCTATGCCCTCGATCGAGGCGACATCGTACAATCCGCTCTCGTAGCCCCTCAGTTCCTCAAGAGTTGAGGTTGTCCCGTCCGTGAATAGTGCCATCACGCTCTCCCCGAACCCAACGGGTTCTTCTCTTACTGCCCCTTCGTCCCCTTGGACCCGCCTGCTGGCTTCTTAGCCTCTGGCTCGCTCAGGACCGTAACTTGTATCCGGCTTGCCAGAGACGCCTGTTCTGCCGCGCGGCTGGCCTCCTGGCACTTCTCTCGGTACTCCTGAGTTTCGGCCTCGGTCGCCAGTCGCGCGCTTCCGTCGACGATCATCTTCGCCGCGATGTCGCGCGGCGCCTCTGTGGGTACGCCCGCCCGCCCGCCATCCGGCGTCGCAAGGCTGACCAACACCATGTACGGATTCGTGAGGCTCGCCTCTATTTGTCGCAGCTTCTGGTAGTACACTTTGAGATCCATTTCTGCTCCTCGGCCCCTGTGTCGTCAATCGTCGCTCTGCACGCCGCCCGACGGTCTCTCCCAGGGGCTTCTCTGACGTCTCCATGGCGGCCCAGACCGCTCCGTGGACCCCGGCCCTCGAGCCGGGGTCCCGAGTCTGCTTCGGATGCTAGCTGTTCACCTGCACACCGAACGAATTGCGCAGCACGCCTGCGCCGTACAGCACGTCCACCGTGAACTGCTGGGCCAGCGTGTTCGGCTGGTAGCTCATCACGACGCGCATGCCGAAGTTGCCCATCTCGGCGTATTCGGCGATGGCGCCCGTCCCCGGCAGAGGCTGGGGCAGCCGGCGGACCACCAATCCCATCGCGCTCCGGGCAAACGCCAGGTTGTGCGTTGTAGTCGGGCCGCTCCCCGTCTTCTTCACAAACTGCGACCGGAAGACGTAGAAGTCCTTGAGCTTGCCAACCGAGCCTTCCACGATGGCCCGAAGACCCGCGTCCCCCGCCGTCTGATACTCGCTGAAGCGCACGATCTGCCGCAGTTGAGAGTAAGTGGCGGAGTCCACCACAAGATACTTCGGATCGCTCGCCGGCGCCTTCGCTTCAAACAACTCCGTCTCGGCCGCGTCAACGGTCGCTTCGGTGATCGCCATCCCGCCGCTGCCCACCGCCGCGTTCGCGGTATAGCTGGCATACAGCCCCAACAGGTCGCTCTCGATCTTCTCGGCCAAAGCCACCAGGGCGGGCTGCATGTAGAGTCTGAGCAGATCCGGCACCGCCAAGACCTTGGTGATGTCCGGAATCTGGAAGGTGGCTTCTGCGTGAGTGTTGAGCACGATCTGTGCGTTTCCGAGACTGGCAGTCTGCGTTTGTACCGTTTCGCCTTCGGCCAGGTTGTGGGCAACCAGGACGGGCGGGATCGGCACGTTCACTGTGTCGCCGGCTTGCCCCAGCGCCGGTTCGAAATCGCGGTTGACGAGGTTTCCCATGACAAGGTTACCCATCAGGGCGGGCAAGGCATCGACCGCCACCAACTTGACAATCGCATTAGCCACATTTGCTGATGTTACTGCTGGCATTTAGTTTCTCCTGTCCAATTAAATTCCGCCTCTGAGGGCGTTCTGTCATCTTCCGCAGCCACTCTGCGCCTTAACCCGCTCTTCTCACACAAGATCGTGACGAGGCGCGTGAGGGGCCCGTGGATACGAGGCGCGCGACAGGCGACGCCCGCAGGCGTACTTGACAGTACGCCGAGGACCTCGCCCGAGTGCAACGAAGTAGACATGGGTCCATCGCGCGCCGCAGTAGACCTTGTGTGAGAAGTGCGGGTTATTGGCCGCCCAGTGCCTGGGAAGCAATCCGTGCGATCTCCTGGCGAACCCGTTCCAACTCTTCCGGGCTCATTCCAGGCTTGATCTTGTCCAGATCCACCGAATGGCTCGCCGTCAGCGTGCCTCGCGGACCGCTCATCACCCCGGACCCACCCAGGTTTCGCGCCGGAAGGAACTCCGGATTCTCGTTTACGAAATGGGTCAGGTACTCGCGCAGGCTTAATGCTCCGTTCTCGCTGGTTCCCACCAGCCGGCCGTCCTCTGTGCGCTGAACGTCGTCCTTGACGGCCTTGAATGCCAGGTCCACTTTCGCAACTCCCAGCCGCTGCAGCTCCGCCCGGATCGTCGAGTTCCGCTCCGCCTCTTCGGCCATCTTGCGGCTCCGCAAGTTCTCCTGGATCAGTTCGTTCACCCGGCGCTCCAGTTGTTCCCTGCGCTTCCGCTCTTCCACAAGTTCGTTCCTATACGCGGGTTCCGCCTTGGCAACTTCCTTCCGCGCATACTCCTCAATCACCTCGCGGACGATCCCGCGGATGTCCGTCTCCCCTTCCGACGGCGTCCCCGCTCCTAGTTTGGGTTCTTGCTCCATCCTTCGCCTCCTTTGTCCTATGACTGCTCACACCAGTGGTCGATCTCGCTGACGATCTGGTCCTTGGTCTCCTGCCGGACGTCGCACAGGTACTTGAGCGCGAGCTTTCTCAAGACCTCTTTCTGCAGCGTCTTCGATCCGATCCCCAACCCCAGCAGCTTGATGGCGTCTTCCAGTTCGCCGCTGAAATCGCCGATGTCGAACTCGTCCAGCCCCGATACGTTGATCGCCAGCCCATCCTCCCTGGCCTCTTCGATCGACCGCAGCACGCGCTTTAGCGTGTCCTTGACCGCATCGCCGTACGACCGCAGAACCTCTTGTGTGATCGTGAAATCTCTTTGTTTGCTCAGACCTGACTGCTGCGAGCCGCTCGACAGGCCGCCGCCCGCTTGCGTCATCAGGTAGCAGACCCTGTAGATTTCGTCCTTCAGGCGGGTCAGGTTGTCCGCCGCGATCTGGTAAACGTGCCCCTCTGGCTCCGTCCATCCGAATCGGTCTTCGGGCCCTAGTTGGATGTAGTAGGACTCTCCCACAATCTGCTTCCACTCCCGATCGGAGTAAACCACCGGCGACGCGAACAACCCCATCGTCAACGCCCAGCTCAGCGCGTTCGATTTGTTGAAGTGCTCCAGTTGCAGCGAAGCGGCTTTGTTGGCGAGCCACAATCCCTCGCCCGCCTGAAACTGGAATACCGGAACCTGCTTCAGCTTCGCCAGTCCGTGGCGCCCCTGGTCGGTCAGTTGTGGCCGCCCGGACTCCTTCTTCCCCTCAAATCGCCTGTACGTCTTGAATTCTTCCTTGTCGTAATACATCCACTTCG